GGCGTAAAAGCGTGGCGTGCCCGTGTTATTTCTATTCAGCTCACGCTGCTCCATCATCTGCGCTTGACTCAAAAGCTCCAACCGGCTTGTGTTTCCTGTGGTCAGGCTAAGCCGGATGGGCTCTAAGAAATCCTGCGGAAACTGGCTGTACTGCGTATCAAGCGTGGTCGTGGATCTTTTTTCCATACGCCAGTGCCTGACCTTGCGGTCAATATCCACCTCCGCCAGCGATATGAACGTCGGAATAACGCTTGTTAAATCGCTGCGATTTAAAAAGTCTGCGATGTTCGTTTTTAGCTCAGCATATGTTGTGATGGCCATCTGCTATCCTTAAAGCGTGCCGGCTCTTGTCCGGAAGACGCGGTTGTCTCTATCGTTAAGCCATTTCTTCAAACGCTTCGGATCGTCCGCAATGCCTTGGCTCTTGAGCTGATAATACACTGAAATTGGTATTGACGCTACCCGCGCCATGTCTCCAAATTTGCCGTCAGTTTCGTTATAAGCCCGCTTGTTGCTTTCTGCGATATGCTGGCTGTCTTGAACAGTCTCCACCACATATTCGCCCTTGCCGGTGACGTGCCAGTATTTGGTAATGCCGGTTGCTGCGTCTTGGCTAAACAGTCTCTTCATAACCCCTCCTGTGGTAAAGGGGCGGCTAAGCGCCGCCCCCTCATTGTCACGATACGTTCAGATCGAACACGCCGCCGTGAGCCGCTTCGTTTGACACTTTCAAGCCAAACTCGCAGATCATCATCTTCTTCTCGGCGTCACCAGTTTTGGCGAGATCAACCGCTTGGATCGGACGCAGATAGCATACTGATGCATATTCTGGGTCTAATACAAAGGCGTCACGCTCACGCTGGAAGCGGTTTGGCACAACCTGAAGTGTACCAAAGTCTGACATATACACGTCAGCCGCACCAATAATTGTGGTTGGGCTGTCGCTTGGTGCCATGTAACGCTGAGCAGCAATACCGGCAAAGCCTGACACAACAGTCTTGTTGTGTGGGCCAACCATCAGGATTGATGGGTTGCCGCCAGACACAAACGCCTTCTGCATCACGTCCTTGACCATCGCTTCGGTCAAGTCGCGCTGCGTTCCGTCGTTGCGAGCGTCTGAACCGTCAGCCGCTGTCGGATCTGTACCGTCACCAGCCTTGTTGGTGTTAGTCGCAATCCACGCACCCAAGCCAGCGGTTTCGCGAGCTGTGGATGAGCTCCCTGCCACGCGGGCATTGTTGTCGGTTAAAACTGCTTCTACATCACGACGAAGCTCTTTGCCGCGCTTTGCGAGCTGGTAGCTTAATTCGTCGTTTCTGCCGGCCAAATCCTGCGAGCCCAAGTTGTCCGCAACGATCAATGTACGACGGCGAATGTGCGTATAGTTTCCGATACGCGTAGTCGCTGATGTGCTGTCGAAAGACGCCACATCGTCACCGTCAATTACGGCTGTTGTGCTGGTTGCAGCCAGTGAATCTGTCTGCCACTCAAAAAACGTGTTTGATACGTTTTCTGAACCAACGTTACTTTGGAAAGGCACCTCTTCGGGCGAGATAGAGGCAATTATATTACTTAACTCTTCTCTGATGCCTTTTGCGTCAAAAGACGTAAAGGTGTTTGCTACGATTGCCATTTTATTTCTCCATTACAGCAATGTTTTAATTGCAGCCGCTGCGTCTCGCACACGGCCAGTCTGATGCGCGGTTTGTATATGCGCTTGCTGCACAGTTTTCGGCTTTGGCACTGAACCGCGAGATCCTGCTTTTAACGTTTTGGAACGCGCTTTCTTCGGCTTCACTTTAGCCTCATTAGCACGCGTTTCGCCTCTATCGTAAAGCATGGCTTTCCTCGCCAGTTTAACCAACGTTGCGTTTTTTAACCCTTGGACATCCTGTTCGCTAAATCCTTCGTTAAGAAGAAAATCACGAATTTGCCCAGCTTCTGTGGATGCAACCTTTTGGTCACGCCACTCTGGGATAATATCCGGCAGCGCCGTGCGCTGTTGCTCCAAATATTCTTGTTCCATTTGCTGCATTTTCTTCTGTTGAAGATCCTGCAGTCGGGCCTGCTCGGCTCTAACCGCGTGCAATTGAGCTTGCTTTTGCTCTTGTTGCTTTCGCCATTGTCGCTCTGCTTTCGCTGCCATCGCGGGGTCTGTGTCATACAGTGTATCCCAGTCAGGCTCTTCTTGTACCGATTGCTCAATTTGCTGGCTTAGGGCCGGCAATAGTTGAGCATATTGCGCACGCTCCTGCTCAATCGCTTCGGCTTCCGCTGCATACGACTTGCGCATCTCAGCCAGCTCCTGCGTTTTGCGGGTATAGTCTCGGTGCCTTAAATGTCCGCTTTTCAAATCTTCGACCGTAATCTCTTCGCCGTCTACCTCCACTTTCGCGGACAGTATGTCGAAGGATTGGTCGCCAGAATTGTCGGCGTCATCCTCGTCATCAAGCTCGACCTCAGATCCTTCGACAGGTGAATTGTCAATCTCATCATCAGCCATTTCGACTTCAGCTTCGGATTGCTCTTCAGCTTCGGTCTCTAGCGCATCAGTCGCTTCTGCATTGTCCCCTTGGGGTGCAAACATTGCACTGATTGCATTTTGCGCGTCGGTCAGCCCAATCCCTTGCGGGGTGTTGCTATCTGACATTTGCGTCAATCTCCTTAATTATGCGTCTATTTTTGCTTTTTTTCAATAGTCGCGTTGTCAACCATGGCACGCAGGGATCTCTGAACCAGATCAACCCCGCGCAGTTTCATATAGATGGCCTCTCGGCCTTCTGCATCGCCGGTGCCAGTCGCCTTAAACTCGCCCCAGCAATCTTGTTCAATCTCGGCGAAAAACCTCACCAGATCGGTGTCTTTCAGCAATCGGTCGGCAGCATTGCCATCATCGATTATTTGCTGCTTAGTCTTCACGCGCGCCCTCCTTGATCACGTCTGCCTGCGCCTTGAGAACCTCGCGGTTGATAGCCAGATCAGACCGGATCTGCTCGACGTTAAGCTGCGCGCCATATTTGGCCTTCATCTCTTCGGCCTTTACAAACAGCTCAGCCTCCAGCTCGTCACGCTTGCGGTCATCCTCCATCTGCATCTTTTCACGATCAAGCTGCAACTGCGCGGCTTTTTTCTGAATGTCTGCTTGGATGTCTTGGATCTGCACTTGTATCAGCATCTCGTTGACGTCTGGCTTTTCCTGCTTTGGCGGTGGTCTAAACTCTGCAGGGTTGCTCCAGAATTGAGATGTGTCCTTGAAGCCGGCCAACTCTGTCATTGATTTTAGCGTGTTGCTAAGCTTGGTGATGTCGGTTAGCGGATTTTGCGGCCCCATTGTCTTCATAGCATCCTTCTGCATTTCGCCAATTTGGCGAAGCATCATCATGCGCTCTGTGTCTGTGCCACGGCCCAAAGCAACATTGATCGACACATCCATCTTACTATTCCACGCCCTTGGGTCTATCGGCACAAATTTATTGAGCAAGCGAACCATGCGCGGCGCATCCTGATGCGTGGTGATCAAGTGCAGCACGATCTGATACAAACGCTTCATGCCAGTCTCGGCAAAGACGCGCGCGATCAGCTCGATGTGCTGCTGGGCGGCGCTCACAGTCGCTGCAACGGCGCTGGCAGTGGTAGACTGCAGAACGTTGGCGTCTAGCCCCTGAGACGCCTTTGAGATGCCTGTGCGGGCCTCTTTGACCTGATCCATATATTGCAGAACGGGAAACGCCTCGCGGCCAACGAATGGCATCGACAGCGGCTGCACCTGACCGGCTTGGCGCTGGCGGATGATGCTGCCGACCTCTGTGTTCATAACGTCGTCGAGATTCACCATGCCTTCTGTGACAGCCACGCGGGGGTGTATGGACATGGCCAAGCTGTCCAGCGTGTTACGCATGATGACAGACTTGATCCGCTGGATGTCCATGACGGTGTCCGCCACGCTGATGCCGAAGAAGTCGTGCGGCTCTGGATCTGGGCAGAACGTGGCGAAGGGGGCCATGTCAATCGGCTCGTTGTTCAGTATCTTGTTGCCGTCGCCCGCCGTGCAGATTTTGCGCAGCTCCGCGATGCCGTCGCCGTCATAATCAACGCGGATATAGTTTTCGACGTACAGCACCTTACGCATCGCCGGATCGTTGCGCTCGTTCATCTCGTTGGTCAGCGCGGGGTTGCGCGTGTAACGCTCGACGTTGGTGTTCATGTCGTCATACGCGGATGACATGCTGGCGACCTCGTCGTAGTCATATCCCATCGCAACCAGCTCTGAGACTGTCACAATGCGCCTGTGAGCGACGTAATCCGCTTCTTCGATAGATTTTGCCTCACGCGAAATTAGCAGCTCCTCGGGCGGCACAGCCTCCAGCTTAACGCGTCCATCGGGGCGCGTATATTCAACGCGCACGTCGTGCATCATCGGAGGCGGCAACATTTCACCCGTCATGGGGTTCAGCGCAGGCTCGCCGACAGGCATAGACGCCTGCACGGTGATCATGGCGTCGGGATCAGCGGCAAGCGCCGCCAGCGCGTTATCGTCGAGGCCGGTGTAGTTGTAGGCGTCAATCGTGGTCTGGTCATCCCACCAACACTTGAGAATGCCAACCTTGCGGATCAGCGCATCCTTGAACGCGGAGTGCATGGCCAAGAAGCCGTTGTTATCGCGGTTGATGATGAAATTCGCGTAATCGGTCGCCTGCTCCGCCGCGGCGATGTCCTCGGGCCCCTGCGGCGCGTATTCGACGGTGTTGTCGGTGCTATGGAAGATCCGCATCAGCGACGGCAGGATGGCTTGTACGGTATCGCGCACGTCCATGCTGACCACTTGGCTGCGCCCGTCCTCTTCATCGCCAAACGGCTCGCCCCGATAATACTCGGTCGCCTGCGCGCGGATCGGCGAGATGTTGTTGTCGATGTAGTCAATCGCGTCGTCGATCTCTTTGCCGACGATGCCCTGCAGCTCGTCGTCACTCATCACGTTGGGGTCGATTTCCTGCTCCAACTCGTTGACTAGGTCGTTGATCTCATTTTCCATTTCGGTGTCCTTTATCGGCGGGCTTGCAGGGATTTAAGGTATTCGTCTATCAGATTTGGCGCGACAGGCCCAGACTGCTGATTTGCGCCAGATTGCGCCAAAAGGCCACCAATAGGAGATACGTTGGCGGCAGACAGGTTGCTCAGGTGGGAGAACTCAGGGTCAAAGCGGGCGAAGCGTGAGCGTATGTTGCGTGGTTCGAAAATAGCTGTGCTATTGACCCAATCACGCTCTTCTAACTTAATTCCGTCATACCCTGCGTCTCGCGCCGAACTGATTGCCTTAAAGTTACTCCAGTGAGGCAAACCAGAATAATCGCCAGTTTTCCCCAAAATATTCCACGCTTGCTTTTTTTCGCGTGGGATTGCAGCGCCTGACATCCCGCTTGTGTCCAATAAATTTTCTCTATGCATAACCGGCATGCTTGCACCAGTATCAGCGGAATTGAATTGCGAGATTAGCTCAACACCCTCCTGAGTGTTTGGCGCTATATATGTTTCTGATGACTGACCCTTTTCTTTATCAAACGCGTCAAACATTTCTCTAAAGCTCCCCAAATGGGTGCCGTGTAATCCATCCCCGCCAAACCCAGCGGCCTCGGCACGCGCCATACGCGATGCTTCATCCATCGGCAGCGGCGTATTCGCAAACATATACTGCGGATCTGCTTGCGCCATCATCTCGTCGGTCACTTCGGACGCGCGGCCTTGTGCGCGCAGATCCAGAATGCGCTTGGCCATGTCCTGCGCTTCAGACGCAGCCGTCGTCAGCAAGCCAGCAGACTTGGAGGCGTTGGCGGCTGTGGTGTCGGGGAAGTAGCCAAACTCGTTTACATCATCGCCAGCAAAGTAAACGTCTTTCACTTTTACCTTTTGCGATATTACCTTGCCCGCATCTTCGCCGCGTGGCCCGTATCCGCTTGACGCGTGCAGCTCCGCATATTTTGGGCTAAGCGTAACAAAGTCGCCAGCATTAATCGACGTTATGCTTTCCTCGTTTGGCACCCCACGGTATATTGTTACCTCTGCATCAGGATTGCCGCGTGCCGCTTGTATAGCGCGATAGCTTTGCTGGTTGGATAGGCCAAACTCGTCATCCGCAAAACGTGGCCCCTGCGCGTATAAGCGCTGGCCTTGGCCGCTGTAGAAGTCGC